CGACATTATAAGTGGATGATGATATAGTGAAATATAATCCATCGCTCAGCACAGGCTGAAAGTCATAGGGGGTGTTGGTGAATATTAAACTCATAATTTATCTAAATACGATTCGGTCTGCATTAAACATCTCTTCTATTTTATTCGCTAAGTCCTGAGATATATAAATAGCGATTTGTTCCAATGAGGCTTGAATCCCCTTTTGAACAAAGTTCGTTGGCTCAATGCCGTCTCTTGCGATAGACCTTGCCGCAAGATATGTCCTTTGCTCAATGGAAAGTTGGGGGAATGAAAGTGCTGGCTTGGTCTGAATCCATTCTTGGATTGCCCCAATGTTGGGATAATTGTTATAGGATTTGATATAATAAGGGTTCCCAAAAGAGCCATCTTTTTTCCTTCTTTGGACTAACTTATCGAACTCAGTTCCAGGTCTCCGTCCTTTATCAACATAAGTCCAATAATCAGACATCTGAATAGTCAGAGTCAGTACTCCTTTGGAATAATCTATAGTTGGATATACTTGAACTGAGTCATATAATCCCCCCGTATTTATCTTATTGCTAATAGTTGGATTATATTTCCCTGATGTTGGCTTATCCACTCCATTATAGGATTTCACTTTCATCAGTTTCCTGAGCTGTGCCTGAATCTCATTTCTGATGAGATCGGATGCTAATAATAGTTCGTCCTCCATTTTTTAACTTGATAAACAATCCGCACAATCCGTATAAAGTATATTCGGATCAAAATCGAAATATATGTTAAATGGACTCAATGCCCTTCCAATAACCTCAAAGCATGTTCCAGCCGTTTTGAAGATATGACCAGTCCAATCTGGTCCTTCAGGTGCATAATATAGATTTGATTGTATGACTCCATCAGAGCATCTTTTCACTTGCCATGTATTGGCATAATTGATAGTCCAACATGCTGGCACCCCAGATAATGAATTTTGAGTCGTAGCTGAAACTCCATATCCTTCAGTCAATCCTGTGATATTAAACTCATTATAGATTGAATTTGCGGGCAAGGTGAAATCATAAGTATAATCATTTCCATTGATTGCATGCATAGTAATATTCAGAGTCAATTCCGCAGGGATTGGATATTGTGGAGCAATCAAATCTAATTGTTGGTAGCTCTCAATCCATATAGTTGGTCCGAGTCCTTGAGTTGGTCTCCCAACGAGCAATATCAACTCTGGATTAGCAATATTACAAGGAGTTGGTGAGGGGGTCAAAGTTGGAGTTGGGGTCGGAGTATAATTCTCCGTTAAACTTGGAGTCGGAGTTGGGAAATAATAATCACAAGCATTGATGTCCTCAAAGACGAGGATCTGAGCATCAATAGCCACGCCAGCAACATGGTCAGCCATTCTTTCCATATAGGGGATTGCTGATGCTGGGAGACTTACATCCATATTATTATAAAGTTCGGGGAAGGTATGAATCCCCCTCTTTATATAAGATAAAAATCTCCTTGCTTCTAAGGACATATCAGAGACACAATCTTTCTCATTTGAGAGGTCATAGTTCAATATATCAGCAAAAAGGATGGAGAGCTGATAAGTGGTCGTATTCTCATCATAGACAACGGACTGAGGAACGACAAAAAGATAGGGGTATGCTGCAGTCTGACCTGAAATAGTCCTTGAGAAATCCACAAGGTTTCCATATCCAAAGGAATTCATAATAGGGGATTGCTCCTGAAATGATTGAATCAGGTCAAGGATCTTATGAAATGTAATATATTCGTTCATCTTTTTCTTTCTTGTTGAATTTTTCTCAGTTCATTCTGTTGTTTAATCGCTCTGTCTTTCAAAAGGGATGCTACGTTTAAACATAAATATATGTTAGAATCATTGAGCTGATTCCATTTCGTTATATCTTCTCCAATAAGTTGGACACCCAGTTCAAAATAGAATCTCGCAGCCGCTTGGGAAGGAGGAAGCTGAGGAACCTCCGATTCATTATTCTCATCCACTTCTTTCGGATCTCCACCTTCCACCTCAAAGATGTCTTTATATTGGAAATGTATTCTCTTGATATGTGAAAAAAAAAATTGGCACATCCGAACCAAATATTCACTGGCGCAGTCAAAAACTCCGTTGCTCTTGGAAGGACATCAGCATTTTTATATTCCGTCAGTACATAAGTCTTTTGATCCTTCTGAATCTCAATAGGTCGATATAGAAGAGCCAAAAGGATATGGATGGACTCATATACTTTATCAGGCTGAGAAAAGACCTCCATGTCCGTCCATTGACCGAATTTCATATTTCCCCAATCATTCTCCAATCCATATAAGACTCCATTATGAGTGAAAGTATAAATAAGGTCTGAGGTCGGAGCATTCAGATGAGATGAGAGTACTGACTCCATAAAGGATATTTCCTCCACTGGAAGGTCTTTGAGTTCATCCAATGATATTCCGATATAGAGTGCCAATAACTCTGCAGGGTCTTTATATTTATCAGGACTCTTTTGAATCTTCTGATATTTCTCAATAGTCAATTCCGTTGGAATCTTTATCTCTTGGTCATCAATTTTTACTTTAATCATAGTACGACAAATTTTTGTTGTTTTTGTGCTATAGTGCTCTCAAGGACATACCTGATTGCGTCAATAGTATGGTTATTATTGTCCTCAGGCGCATCCAATGTCTTGCCATCCCGATCCGTTTTCCACTTATAGGACTGAAACTCAAATAGGATATTTTTACTTTTTTGAGTTATAAAGATATGATGTCTTTTCACTAAGTCTATTCCGTGGAGAATACTTTTCTTATTCACGGGCTTTGCGTTAAACTTTGCCCTTTTCAAATCTTCAATATTTTGGGGGGAGGCTGAATCGCACCAAATAGTATCGGTTTTAGGGATTCCAAGGGATTCAAGATTGAATATTATATCAGACATCGTATTTCCCCTGACGAACATCTTCTCATTGAAATATAGATTATCATCCATCTTATAGACCTCAATCAATGTCGTTGGATCATTATAGCCCATGTCCATCCCCCGTCCTAAGAGTTTTGCTCCAAAGGGAATCTCTTCGATTGTATTGAACTTATTAAATACCAAAGTGGTCGGAATCCCTTTCTCCCCCAATGAATAAATCCTATATAAGTTTTCGTCCTTTTCCTTGAGGGATTCCAGTTCATCAATAATAGTTTTTGAGACAAAAGGATTATCCCTCCATGTCGTGGTGAAATAATAGCAATCCTCCCTTTTTTCTAAGTCATATACCCAAGAGGATAATTCAGATGGATTGAGGTCAAGGATGACTTTATCATCAGTACGGAAAATTAACTGATTCCAATCCTCTATTGAGAGTTCGTTTGCCTCATTACAATAAAGGTAGTTTCTCTTCGATCCCCTTAGTTTCTGAGGTTCATCCACTGAGAACCAGTTGATGATATTCGTTCCAATCTGATAATATCCTTCTTGTTTATGAAAGTTTCTTGGATCATATATTCCAAATAGTTCAAGGACTTGGATAAGATCCTTCAGGACAGAGTTTTTCAGTGAGGGGAGAGTCTTTCTGACTATTGATAAAGTTTTTCCATTCTCTTGCAATAATTTATAGACCCAATAGATAAGAATATTGAATGTCTTGCCAGAACGGGATCCCCCCTGAGCAACGACTATTCTTTTCTTTATCTCATCGCTTTTGAGCAATTCCTCAAAGACTAATGTCGTCTGTACCTTCATCGAGAATATTTCATAATCATTTGATAATAATCCCTTTTGATTGGGTCCTGATAAAAAAATGCTACAGGAATATTATATCCCGATTCTTTCTTGGGGGCTGGCTTATCCAACTTGAATCTTGTGAAAATATTTATCATTTGTCCGTTCATATCAATATCCTCTTTTTTTTCCTTTGGTCTTCAAATAGAACTGAATGGCTGAAAGATCTCCGTCCTTAATTTGTTTCAAAAGTTGGTTCTCCACAAAATCTATTGATGATTCATTGATGGCTTCCACATTTTTCTTGAATTCAGAGTTTTGCATCCATAAGTCATATTCTTCCCTTGGGGTCTGTGATTTTATAAGTGCTGAGGTCAGCACCCCCAATGATTTCTCAAGGGTGTCCAAAAATATCATTTGTCTTTCATTCATCCTGATTATTTTTTTTCTATATTTATATTATCCTGCGAAAGTAGTGTTATTGTAGCACCCTCAGAATCCATCTGAGAAGAGGCGTTCAAATCGACCCTTTCGCTCAAAGATTCCCTCCTTTCACGGAGGGATATTTTTTTGCCCTTATATATCCCAGCACCGACCTCATCAATCTTTTCAAATGGAATAATCGGGAGATTGATCTTACAGGTCTTATCAATCAAAAAG